GGTCAATATGACAATGAAAATAATTTAATTAAAGAATATGTCTGTAAATATGATTGCATAAAACAATTACAAATTAGCGATAAAACATTAACAAAAGCACTTACAAACAACATGATGTATAAAAATAATTATTTCAGACATTTAGGAAGTAAAGTCAAATGCTTCTAACAAACAAAAATCTATATCACAAAATCCATATAGAAAATCGCCCCTATACACATACACATAATGGCAACCTATACATCTACCACAACCCAAAATAGTCTATTGATGAAAAGTCTCATGGAATTTTATAACGACCGTGAGAACATCCACAAGATGATGAATATCATCAACGGCGAATCGAAAATTTCGCTCCGTATTGTCGATTGGTTCGTCACCAATTTCGCCAAAAAGTATTATACGGTGTATGATTTACCCACTACACGCACCACTGGTGTCGTCGAAATCACCCGTTTCAAGGTCTATAACGACTACAAACTCAAGCTGAAGGCCTATAGCAAGCGCAATTTCGACCCCTTTTGCCGATGGGAACGCATCTCTATTCCCTACGACGAAGAAAAATACATGGAGACCACCCTGGGGCAACTGAATTTCTTCAAATGGGCCATCGAAAACAATATCATCGATTTCATCCGCAACCACTATGCCGATATCGAAGAAGACATGAATTCGCGCAACAGTACTTCCAAGAAAAAGCAAGAAGAATTGTCGCAAAACGACAAGACCCGCAAGAAACGCGAAGAATTGTCGGTTTCGGCGTGCAAATGCATCAAAAAAGAAAATGTCAAGATTATCGTAAAATTCACATAAAGAATAATCAATAGTATCTAGAAATATACTATTGATGCAAAAAACATATGTAGCCATAATCAAAATCCCCTTCACAATAGCACATGATGGTTCTATGACACCCCATCAAGACCGATATGCTATCGATTTTCAATCGATTGATGAATTGCCGCCCATCAACCGAGAGGAACATGGCGCCCTCCTGCAGCAGTTGTTGTCGTCAAACAACGACGTCCAATCCTCCGAAAACATTAGGGAACCAACCGAAAACATTAGGGAACCAACCGAAAACATTAGGGAACCAACCGAAAACGTTAGGGAACCAACCGAAAACATTAGCGAACCAACCGAAAAATCACATATAGAGAACAAATCTTCGGAACCAGAAAACCATCATCCGCTGATGGTATCAATTCACGAATTCATGAATCGACCACTACCGCAAAAACCTCACAATATATCCTTTAAACATAAATCACACCATACGCGAAACAAATATAGCGCAAAAAAACGGTATTATCCCGCAAAACACGAATCGTTAGCGGAATATGACCCTTGAGAAATTACAATCTCCTATTGTAATTACTCACCGCCCTAATCCCGTAAAGGACGTTGATTTGGTTGCACTACCAAAGGAGCTGGAATCAACAGAGGAATGCGATCAATGATGGACAATGATTCCACTTGATAAATCTCCGGACGAATAGGCGCATGAGGCGTGACTAAATTGGTAGAACCGATTCCAAAAAGCATCGATTCTATGTCACAAGAATTATTCGACAATTGAGTGCGAGAAACAGTTCCGGCCAGCAAACCGTCGCCGGGTAAATAGGTTTGTTCAGGACGACCATAATGCGCAGCAGTGTTATAGGCAACATGTTGAGCAAATGACCATTGTTCTAATTGATAATCTCCGGGTGTATTTTTCGTGCGCGTAGATGCCATATTTATATAATGGAAATATATTATTTCGCGGTAAGTTTCGCTTTTAGCGACAAGTAACAAGGATGGTCTTCAATCGATTCTTCTGGCATCGCCGAAAATCTACTAAATAAGATATAAAACTCTTTCAAATGATCATAGGAAAATAGTAATACCAGTCCTATAATACACTCACTAATCATGCGTTGCTCGGCTGCCAATTTGTATAATTCCATAAATTGATCATTATTGCATGTTTTTTCCCATACATAATCTAATACTTTTCTCATATTATCTTGATCATAATCGGTGCCATTATTAAATCGACATATCAGTCGCATAGCCGCCTGATATTCATCATTGTTTTCATAAGTCACTGGGTCTATGTACAAATTAATAGGTAATTCGTCCATTATGAATAACATAAAGAATACTTTTTATGTTATTTTCCGCGGGTAAGGTATTATTTACAATTTCGAGTAGCCATTATTTGCGGATGGCATTTCACGAGTTGCCGCTCCGCCGCGTACCCATCCATTCATAGCGGCTTCTTCAACAGTATAAGAAGGGTTTGCAACACGCTCATTCATCATGGAATCGGTTGGATACATGGCATAATCCATAAATGATTTTTCCATGATGGTACCTACACTCTTTTGATGATTGACGATTTCGCCCTGTTGTAATTTCGATTCAATATCTGGATTTCCAGCACCTCTTCCTAAATAAGGTACGGTGACAAAGGGGCGTTGCATCAATTGCACTTTCTCTAAAGGACGTTCTTGTTCGACACTCAATTTTAATAAAGATTCATAATCAACTACGCCGCCACCTACACCACTTCCTCCATTCACACCATTAAAAGTGACAGTAGGTTGCATGGTCGCAAATTTCACATGAGAATCCGATTTCGATTCCGCGAAAAAATTCGATAACGTGTAGTTTGCCATTCGCGTGTTATACATGTTTTTTTGTGTATTATCGGTGACATCTGCCCCAATACGGCCTAAATTATTGAACATATAAGACATATTCTTGTATAATATACTATTACACAAGAATTTTTGAAAACTACACGTTTGTATATCGTGATAAATTGCGAGCACATGCGAATGGATTGCCTTCTTTGCACGAAACCATACTACCGTAACAAAAATCCGCGAATCCGTTCTGGTCGTTCGGAATGGTGGAACTAGGAGTAGAATAAAAAGGGCGCAAGGATTGTTCGAAGACATATTGTTCTCCTAAATCTCGGAAAAGTTTGTTGGAAATTTCTGGCTGGTCTGGGTTCAAGTTTTTCACAAGCTGTTTCGCTTCGTCTAAAACACGGTTGCCCACGGCAGGATTTCCAGTGTATGGCGCGGGTTTTTTATTCGGATTGTAATCATAGTCATTTAATAATACATTGCTAAATGGGTTCTCCGCTGATGGTTCGTCGAAAACCTCGCCAGAGATTGGAATACCATTTTGTTCCAATAGATCGCGAGCAGGTCCTTCAAACGGTTCGGCTAAATCTTTTTTGTGGGACGAAATCTTTGCATCTTCATTGGATTTGTAAAAATACATCATATAAATCGAGAACAGAGTAATTGCGGATATCACTAAAATGCGCATACTGCGAGAATATGCAAAACCGACAACGGTCAAAACAATGACGACGCGACTGATGGCATTTAGTTTTTGTTCATATGTCATATCTTCGGTCGGAAAAAATTCCAGTAAATATTTCGGTTGCAAGAGAACATTCGGATTTTCACTCCAAAATTGTATATTTTCGGGTTGTTCTCTATTCATACAAGAATTATTTTCACATTCTTCGTTTTCATGTTCCATGCTATACATATTCTATATATTTAGAATCTATATATTTTACATCATTCGTCCCCCGAATTCTAAGAACAATACTATTACACATTACATCGAATCTGTTGTCAGATTGCGTTTGATACATTTTTCATCGATGGAGAACGTCTCGTCGCTGTGATTTTGTGGCACAATTTTCAAAATACATTTTGATTTTTCTCCATACATTGGTTCGGTGCAGCCTTTTTCGCCTTTTTTTAAAGCTTCTTCATGTTCTCGTTTCAATTCTTCGAAAGATTTTGTACAACGAGAACGAAAGTTCTCATAGCGTTCTCGCACGTCCGCATACGAGAGTCCGGATTTCTTTCCGAGCATTTTATTAATCAACTCATGTAATTTGTATATATAGAGTGAAAAACTCGCGCGGTTCTCCATATGTTTCCATAACAATGGCAGTTTTTTGAAATTTTTCTTCAGATTTTTGCGACATTTTCCACACGGTAATATATATTGCAAATGAAGGACGAAATCTCGATAGTGTCGCTTTTCGTCACAGGATGGTGCAACCGGATAATTGAAACTCATGGTATGTAGCAAATGCCAGGTGCTCGGTCCCCATACCGTGGTAAGCATACCATCATTACTCGAATAATGTTTTCGCGTGAATACTTTGCGAGATTTTGATGATTTCTTTGCGGTTTTATGATTCATACTTATACTAGGACTATATATTCTGGATTATCAAAAAAATATGCTAAATAACGATTTAGCATAAATGGCCCGCGTTTTACTAGACGCAAAAATAATATCCTATTATACTATAGATGTCGTCATTAGTTGATTTAATATATTCCCGATATATTCGTAGATATTCTACACTCATCATGGTGATTCTTTTACTGATTCTATTTTCATTAGTAGCCTATTATGGTTATAAGCAATTCTATGCCGCCAAAAAAGACGATGCGCAATACAACAATGTGGCAAATTCCAATACACGTGGCAAACCGGCCGAAGTATTATTCTTTTATGCGGACTGGTGCCCACATTGCAAGAAGGCGAAGCCACAATGGTTTCAATTCAAAGAAGAATATAATGGCAAAGTCATTAATGGATGGGAAGTGCAATGTCGCGAAGTCGATTGCACTGACGATAACAATGAAAAATCAAATGCATTGATTGCCCAATTCAAAATCGAATCTTATCCAACCATACTCATGTTAGTCGGCGAAACCAAAATCGATTTTGACGCCAAAGTGACAAAAGACGCCCTCGGTCAAATGGTGGCATCCGCTACGAAATAGATTCCTGGTCTTTACAGTCCAATGATGTAGACCACCGATTCCATAAATCAACACCCTTTGTAATGAACAAATGGCGTTGTTCCATCGACGACATGCACTTAATCATGTCATAAATCGAAATCATGGTATTTTCCAGGGCAATCTCATATTGTAGTTGATAATCGCGCGCCCTATTATGACACGAATGTTCATAGACTTTGCTCATGAGAATCGAAATGTAATCAAACAAGGTGGATTGATCACTAATACGATTGATGGATTCATCTACTTTAGCTAAAGTAATACCGAAAATCTCGTGTGGCTCGGCGCCGTTCTCAATACAAAATTCTAAAGGATAATTCACTATAGCACCTCCGTCAATATAACATTTTCCGTCTTTTAAAAAAGGTGATAATAAGATTGGCAAACATGCCGAGCAATATACTGCATCAATGACGGTCCATTCGGGGTGGCTTTTGTAAGACATGACCACCGATTGATAACTATGCAATTCGACGCTGTTGATATAGACGGCGATTCCCGTTTTTTCGTAGAATTCGAGCAATGTGGTAGTGGCGTCGAAATCTTTGCCGAGCATGGGTGGCAACAAAAATTCTTCGATGATTCTCTTGTCATACACACCGCGATTTTCGTAGGCCGCAAAGGTGCCGTGAATATCGATTTTAAAAACATGTTGCCAGGGACGTTTCAAAATAAAATCGTCTAAATCTTCCCAGGAATATTTCAATGCCATGTAGATGGCTAAGACCGCGCCGATAGAAGTGCCATAGATGCTTTCGATGTTTTCGATTTGCCAAAAGCCGGCCTTGTTACTTTCGCGCAATACGCCGTAAGCGGAGAACCCGGTTATACCACCTCCAGCAATGACGAGGTGTTTTATATTTCGAGATTCATGATCCATAGTATTACACCCTTATGTGAGAATATTCTTATGTGTTTTCGCGTGGAAATATTTTTATAGGGGCAGTATATAAGGATGGCATTTTTATATGTGAATGACGAAGAAACGACTGCGAAAATAAATATTGACGAATTATACGAGAAAAATCAACGACGGGATCTAAAACAGTTGTCAATATTTAACAAAATATTGAATCGCATACATCGGCGCATTACAACGACGGGTCGGACAAAAGCGAACGAAAAACATATTTGGTTTACGGTTCCAGAATATATCTTCGGAGAACCGGTGTATGATAAATCGGAGTGTATTGCCTATATTGTGACGAAACTGGAAGACAATGGCTTTCATGTGCGATATATGCATCCAAACACATTGTTTGTTTCATGGATGCACTGGGTTCCTGCATATGTGCGTAATGAAATCAAGAAGAAAACGGGAAATGTAGTGGATCCATTTGGTAATTTAGTCAAAAAGAAGGATGCGGAAGATGAGGAAACGGATGTGAATGCAAATATACTAAACAATGGAAAGCCTGCACAAAAAGAACAAAAACAATATACGCCGATTGACCAATATAAACCATCGGGTAATCTGGTGTATAAACCAGAACATTTTCAAAAAATTGAGAAAAAAGTGTCGTTTGTATAACCCCCTGTGGTAAAATATATTCAAAATAGGGATATATTTTACGTCTTGCGTGTATATTTATGACGCTTTTGTGTCATTTTTCGGTACGTTTTGTGAATATTTCCGCCGGTTTTAGTCGTATTTTCTGATACAGGATTGATGGCCGAAAACGTATCATACAATTTATTTTTCACATCTTGACCCGATACATTCTTTTGCAATGCAGCCGTCGTGTTATCCATGGTTTTATATAGTTTGTTTTCTAGATCTTTATCTAAACGATTCTTTTGCAATGCAGCTGGCACATTATCCATGGTTTTATTTAGTTTGTTTTCTAGATCTTTATCTAAACGATTCTTTTGCAATGTAGTTGGCACATTATCCATGGTTTTATAAAAATTCTTTTCGCCGGTGATAGTGTTTTGTGTGATAGGATTCGTCTCGGCAACGGTTTTGTTTGAATTTCTAAATAGATTGTCATGATATACATTATCGTCGGACCTTTGATTCGATACATCAACATTTTTACCAATGGTTTTGCGATCCGTCTTTATTTCCGATTGTAACATACCTGGACTGCACATGGTTTTGGCATAATCTATAGTATGTTTGCGTATACTTACTAACTCGGGTACTTTAAATTGTTCTAAATCTTTGTAAATTTGTGCAATAGGATTATTATTTTCTATCAATTCTTTGATTTCGGAATCGATAGATTGATACATATGGTAGGCAAACGTAGGTTGATATGCTATTATTATTTTTCCCATATCGTGTGTAGCTGGACTCGTAGTGCTGAATGATGGAGTTTTAAAATTATGGTTTTTTGTAGCATAAGCTTCTTCTGCGCATTTTCGTATTATAGAATTGATTTTAGGTGAATCGCGAATCATTTGAAATATGCATATAACAGTCGTATCATCATTCATCAATGATTGTACTGTATAATGTCGAATGATTGGTTCGAGATGTCGCAAATACATTTGACGTCCTTCGGGTCTTTCTAAATGATATTGTAAAGATGAAAGTATCGTTGAATATATTTCGGTTTTTATTTCGCTATATGGTTTTTCATCACTCGTTTCGAGTGTTTCAAATACTTTATCCACAAACTCTTTCGGCATATTGCCCACGGTTTCTTGTGCAAGAATTTTTAGCGGATTCATGTCGGGTATCATACTCGAAACAGTGGATAATGGCGAATTTTCGGGTCTAGTAGTATTGTCTGCATTTGTTTTTACAATGGCTTCAATCAATTTATCAACATGTTGAATCAATTCTTCGTTCGTGAGTTTCTTAAATTTTTCAGTATTGTCGGAATTCTGCAAAGCACCATATTTACGGATATTTTCGATAATGATTTCTTGCAAATTCGGAATGGTTTCGATTTCTTGAATCGTCGTTTCGCCTTTGGCAGTCGGAGCAGTCGCTTCATTTACGGCAGTGGTATTTGTAGTTTGACTGATTTCATTTTCAACCTTTATGTAATTGGTTATTTTTTGCATAAAGACATCAATAAATGTAGCCGATTTATCCGTCTCTATTTGTTTTTCCGTTTGCTCGGCAACCATATTCATGATATTCATGAAAATATGCGGATATTCATGTAAAATACCCTCCATGAAACGTATGGCCATCATATCATTTTCATACAATTTAGCAATAGGTGTTCTCATGTTTTCCGCCATGGATTTAAAAAAATCGAGCTTACATTTTTCATCAAGATCGGCTTCTTGTAGATTTATATTTTTTTCCAAGAATGCGGTAATAATATTTAATATTTCGCGTTTTGGGTAACGTTCGTCGGGTGATTTATCATTGTCAAAATACGCTATATTACATATTTGTCGAATGACTTCTTTACCCATAGATTCCCATGCGGATTCCGGAATAAATGACGCCATAGTTATATTTTCATGATATTATTTTTCTACAAAATTGAACAATAGCCCCCATACAAATCATTTCGCACAAAACACATGATTCAATATTTAGACAAAACCGTAACCATCCGCGTAAAACGCCCTAAATCCGCCACGATTAGCGCCAGCGCGCTAAATAATCATATTACACAAAAAAAGAAAAAAATCATTACACAGCAGGAAAAATCGAAATTATGGGATATTTTCGACAGCGATAAACAAACTTCCTCCGAATCATCGAATATAGAATGTGTGTATCAACAACCTGAATCGGGTTTGTGTGGTATTTGCAATTCGATATTGATGATTATGGATGATGGATTTCCGACATGTGCAAATCCGGCATGTTCCGTCATATGCAAAAATACACTCGATTATTCACCCGAATGGCGATTTTATGGGGCAGACGACAAGAATGCAAATGACCCCACACGTTGCGGAAATCCAATCAATCCATTGTTGATGGAATCGTCATTTGGTTGTAAGGTCATGGCCACCTCGAAATTATCTTATGAGATGAAGAAGATTCGCAAATGGACGGAATGGCAGTCCATGCCCCATAAAGAAAAATCGCTCTATAACGAATTTCAATTCATCACGATTATGGCGCAAAACGCCGGTATTCCTAAAATATTGATTGATGAAGCCATGACTATACATAAAGATATATCCGAACAAAAAATGTTTCGCGGATTGAATCGTGATGGTATCAAAGCCGCATCCATTTATATTGCATGTCGTTTAAATGGTTGTCCGCGAACTGCCCATGAAATTGCGGAAATATTTCAATTAGACAAAGCCAGTGCGACAAACGGATGCTCTATGGCAGTGAATATATTACACAATATTGAGCGTGGAACGGATGCTTCGCAGCATGTCGATTTACAATTAACCACGCCGAGTTCATTCATTGAGCGCTATTGCAGCAAACTCAACATGAACCCGGAATTAACCATGTTGTGCAAATTCATTGCCAATAAACTCGAACAAAACAGTAGTATTACAGACAATACGCCACATGCTATTGCTGCTGGAATATTATATTTTGTGTCACATTATTGTAATTTGAATATATCAAAAAACAATATTAAACAAATCTCTGGGGTAAGTGACGTGACCATCAACAAATGTTTTAAAAAAATGGACACGATCAATGAAATATTGATTCCGAAATGTATTAAGGAAAAATATTCGTAAGCGGTTCAATGACTTCGTTGAATTTGTATGTGATTCCGACTTCATTATGGGTTTCCCATAAACCGGATATTTTTAGAATATATTTTTTTGTTCCTACCCCCGAAATTTGCGATTTTTCTTTGTAAATTTTAAAAAATCCATTGTATAATTGATTAGTCAATAATAAACTGTTTTGTTTGTTACTACCGTGGATTTTTTTATAATAATTCAAAATCGAATTTTCGATTTCGGAAATTTTAGTAATATACAATAGGTTTTTTTGCAAATGGGAATTGAAATATACAGATTGTTTATTGTACATATTTTGAGAGGTTTCGCTATTGATTTGTAGAGGAAATTCAAAAAACAATCCATTCATGACAAAATATTTGTCTGAATAAATGATTTTCGCAAAACAACCATCTATAATTACGTTTTTTTTCCGCTCTAAAAACAATACATTTTCTAATAAAAAATCATCAATGGTAAATACTATATTCATGGTTATATTACAACGATGATTATGTTTATACCCTTTACATTTTCATTGACATTTTCGCACCTCGTACAATACGCCTATTATTATACATGAGTCCAAATTTCGTGTCATAGGGTGCAGGTCCGTCTTTCAGATGGTGCATGCGATATTTGTGAATATCGGGGGTTTGTCCGGTTTCGAACCATTGTACATTTACAAATCCGCTTGTTTCATCGAGTGAATAATTCAAATGATAAATAGAATAAACCCCCTCGTTTGTATTACGTATATAACGATTAAATTCGCTTTGATTGACTTCTCGTAATGGACTATCATTTAGCTGAATGATTCGCTGGTCACCAATCGGAAAAAATATATTACGATCAATTTTCATATTCGCCTTTTCCACGCGTTGTTGTAATAGATTATCTTCATATCCCCATGCCCAGAAATTCGGGAATCCATTGATATATTCAAAATCACCTGCTTTGATCGATACGATTCCACCCAGTGTGTTTTTAAAACCGAAAAAATGTTTTACGTTACGCGGTAAAGTTTCATAATGAATCATACCTTGTTCAGAAGGCATGGAATCGACGTCATTGAACACCAGTGTAATATTTTTGTAATCCTGTGGATATCTCTGTTTGATAAATATAAATCCGATATTTTTCATGGCACCGCGATTAAATGGTCGATTATCGCACTGGTGAATATAATAAATGGCATAATCATCCGGGTTATACTTTTCTAATATGGTTTTCATATGATTTTTGAAAAATGCTAAATGTTTCTCGCGATTGCGATAAGGTACGATAAATACAATTTTAGGAATTGCCAACGATGATTTGATAACGTTCTCAACTTTAGGCGGCGATTCAACTACTGGAGGAATTATCTCAGCTTCTTGTGTAATCGAATCAACCGTATCTATTACACAAGACCCTTCATCTATGATTGCGGAAGAATTAGTCATTTCATCACACATTTCTATTGTAATATTTTCACTCATATACATAAAGATACTACTAAATAATCACATATCTGCCACAAATAGTTAGTCATCGCTAAATATTCTCTGATACAGAATATATACGCATAAGATATAGAATGTCTGCCAGATTAGAATTACAACCGATTCGATATTTTCCATGGAAAGGAAAAACATTTCATCAAATCACGTCGTCTTTAAAAGAAAATACATATTCACTCAATTCAAATGATACTCACAATATATTTTTAGCACATCCCGTCAAATTATATCGTAAAGAAATTGCATCACAAACAGCTTCGGGAAATCCCCGGGTTTCAACCAGTATCGATGAATTGAATATGCCAAATGGATATTTAGTCAATACATCCACCAATTGTGATGGTTTAGCAAATACCTTAGATATAGTGACTAGTACAAATACATACGATAATGGCGGGGCAACTACGATTTCTACCAATTCCCAAGATACTATGAAATGTTTTTCCCAAGCCGATAATGCGCGCAGAAGAGTGCGCAGTAGTGGTGGTATGATAAAAAAATACAATATCAATAATCGCAAACAAAACTATTACACCTCTAGCAACCAATATTTATATGACCGCAATGAAACATATACTCAAAATCAATTCAATTATACTGTTGCTGATACAAATTGCAATGTTCCTGTACAAAAACCAAGCAACCAACGATTTTATGTACAAGGTAGTGTATCTTCGGGTGATTTAATTGCCCGTAAAAAATACGAAACAATTACAGATGCAGCATCTAAATATCAAACATCTTATGGAAGTGCAGTCGCAAATGCGCTAGCATATGGAGTCAGCGATACACCATATACAGCTAAAACAAAGGCCGGATATCCATTGAAAAAGACACCCGTCTTTTCAAAATATTCGGACGAGATGAAACAATGCACAGTGACTAAATTATCTCATGCAATCTAGACAAATTCTTCTAATAATGGCTCGGAAACCATATCCGATTCGTCGTATTCCATGGTTTTGAAGATAGATGAACATTGTATGTTATATTTTACACACCATTGCAGACATTTTTGAATATTATATTTAATAATCGCTTCTATTTTTTCACCTTTTTTATTGTCCATCAATAAAAGTGTCATATGGATGTTTTCGATTTGTTGTTGCCCAAAAATGGCATTGTATTCTTCTATTTTTTTATAAAAATAGTAGGGTAAAGGATTGCTTATAAAATGTGTAATAGTATGATTTTGCGGGGTTTGTATCATCATTTGAAAAGCATTGCGAATACAGGGGTACAATGGCTCGGTAGATTCGTGTAAAAAACCTTGACATACAATGTATTTTTCCGAATTGGCATATCGACTGGTTTGTGGTTTTGTAATATACACCTTTCTATAACACGAGGTTAATAAATATAATAATTCTAAGGTTGCATCGGTAAAACAGTCGAATATTTTCAATACAAAGGACCCTCCAGTGGATTGCATGCATAGTGCATAACATATTTGTGCAAACAACAATCGTGACATGTTTGATTCCTGGTTGTTAAAATCCACTGAAAAATCGAAACCGCCATCTCCTGTGATAATTTGCATCGATGAACCATATTTATGATAACAATAATCTAAATTTTCGAGGGATAATATATTACCCGTTCCATCTGCTCCATTTTCAATACATACGGACGGATATTCTAATAAAAAATGGCGCGTTTTTTTCCATGCTGGTATATTTTCATCATTTTCGTCGTCCAATAGGGTCATTCCAATGTATGAATCTTTTAATGAATTTCGCAATTGCGCGAGTGCTTCAATAAATCCACCCGGACCTTCTGCTAAATGAAACGATTTTAGCGGTTTGTCATATTGATGCAAATTAAAAGCGTGTAATATTTCAATCATTTTGAAATAGGCTCGGGATAAAGGTTTGTGTTTAGCGACGCTCTTTTTTTTATAGGGAATTGATGTGTGAATGTATTCATATGGATTTGTGTATTTTTTGCACGCATCCCACTCGTCTTCACGGCCCTTTATTTTTTCTTTGATATTGTGTAAATAATAGGAAAGCGATTGTGATATAGTATTTTGTACAATACCTGTAGTATTTTCCGGTGTGGATGTGCAGGTAAGTTTCGTGTAAATATTTGGATATATTTTAGGTAATAAGAAATATAACATGATGCTTCGATATACATAAACAAAGTATCTGTTTATGTATTTTACTCAATATATGATTCTTCGCTGAGCTCGCTTGTGCAATCTAAATATGTTTCAGGCTCCACATTTTTGAGTTCAAATACGGACTTGATTTTAGACGACCCTTGTTCCGATTTTTTTACCGGTTTAGGTTCGTCTTCATCATCTTCGCTATCTTCATCGTCTTCGCTCTCGTCGTCATCATCGTCGTCACCTACTACAAATCCATCCTTGACATATCCATCTTTTGTGCGTTTTACTCCTGGTTCATCGTCCGATTCGTCTTCGTCGTCGGAATCACCTTCGCCTAAATCTTCGAATCCGCCATATAAATGTTCGTATATAGTCTCCCACTCACCTGTAGTTAAATCAACCGCGTCTCCTTCTGCGTTTTTATTCACCAATATACAGTTTCCGAAAAACAATGTATTGTCCATAGGAGGCGGAAATTCGTATTTATTTTCATGGTTTGCTCTGCCACTGGTTTTTCCATACAAACTAATATGATACGTATTTTTTGCTAATTCGACAGGCCAGCTGGTGAAACATTTGAATCCATCTGCGGTTTTTAGACCCGCTTTTTTATATAATTCGGATTCGTCCCATTTTTTGATGGTCGTCGATTTAATATTTCCGAGTTTTTCGACAATCAATATAGAAGGCATCTTTAGGATACTATAGACTGGCACGTTTATATTGTTTCTGTAAAACATTTTCTCACAACATTATATACCATGCCATCTGAATGGAATAATTTCGTTAAAAAAATTTACCATGCAGGTAAAGCCGAAAACGCTGATTTCACGTTTGGCGAAGCCTTGAAACAAGCCAGCAAACGCAAACATGAAATGAATGGCGGAAATGCTGATGTTCCTGCCCCTGCAGAAGTACAAGTTGCTCCTGCAGAAGAGGTAACCGCTCACACACCAGCGAAAGTGTCTGGAGGAAAATCGAGAAAGTCAAAGACCGCACACAAACGCTCAAAGCGTGGAGGAAAAACCCGCAAAGCAAAACATTCCAGAAAATAAGCGCGTATGTTTTACAAGTAATAAATCTGTAAAACATATAACTAGACATGTGGTGGATGATACAGATGATTTTATTTTCCCTATTCGTAGTCATATTATCACATTATGGATGGGAATATATAAAACAAAACTATAGCACCCCTATTACAAAAAACCTTATTGAAATACATACCAATAAATACAAGGCTATCGTCGAAGAAATGTTAGAAAATCAAACGCAAAATTTGAATGACGACCCCCTTTTTCTAACCGACGACGACAAAACTATTTTAGAAAATGATTTAGCCGAATATATGAAGTCTATAATACCATCTGAACCGACTACGCCATCTGCCTAAATGTATTTATCAAAGGGATATAAAAGGATCTATCTAGTATTATTAACCATTGTTATTTAGCAATATGACATTCTGCGAAAAAACACTCATGAAACGTTTCCCACAATTCGAACTTTCTTATGAAACGATATCCCATAACAAAGTTCCGTCCGACAAATACGAAATCACTTTAGCCATACCCCAGGGTCGCAAATATTATGCCTGGTTTTCATTTTGCGACAATCGTGATGTATGTTACCTCATGGAATTGACGCGCGACAAAAAAATCGGGAAAATCACCACGGCGAATGTCTCTTCTACCACTCAGCTCTCTTTAGGCACCATTTTCTATGGCACGATTACCGAAGGAGATTTTCCAGTATTTGTTATCGAAGATGTTTTGTATTATAGAGGCGTTTGTGTGAAA